ATACGTGGGGCATGGCATTTGCTGGGCGCTGTACGATGACACCAGTGGAATGGGTTATTAGTAGCCTCCGATTGGAAGATAACCCGGGTGAGCAGAGTCTATTTGAACGGGAAGTGAGTATCGCAGGCGATGTTCTGAAGCGTACACGGAGTCCGACTGGGGGGCGAGGGTGGGTCATTATCGACGAACTGTTTCACACAACAAACCCACCGGATGCTGCTACGGCAAGTCAGATTTTCCTGAGACAACTCTGGAATTCCGAAGCGGCTACAAGTATTGTTAGTACGCATCTGTTTTCCCATGCCGAGACGGCACCTGCGAATGTTCAACGTCTCTGTGTCGAATCGGAGATGGATGGTGATACGGGCAAGATTCACTATACGTACAGAGTTGCTGAGGGAATCAATACCATGAGCAGTGTAAACGAATTATTATTGGAATCCTGCGTTTTGGATTCTGCGTAGTTGGCACCGCGCGTTTATAGACTTCGAAAACATCCTAAGATGACATAGAAGATGTTGAACGATACGATCATGGTGGCCATGATTTTAACTCTTGTATTCGGATCTGTCGTATTTTACCTCTACAATCGTCTCTCTATGACGGAGAGAAAGTTGGGACTCTTCGAGGGTGTTCTCACGGACCTCAAGGTTATGATGGATTCTGCCCCGTTTGCCTATGGAGGCCAGGCGACAATGCGCGACTTTGATGCCGCGATTACCCCCGAGTATCTGAATGCCATTTCCGGCCCTGTGCCAATACAGACGGATGAAGTTGAGGATGTCGCGGAGGAGTACCAGCAGACTCTTGAGCAGGCACTCGCATCTGCCGCCGAGTCTGACTCTTCCTCGACTCCTGGACCCTACAGAACCCTACAGGTCGATGAGCCATCTGGACTCGCTCCTGCGATTAGTGTTACGAAACTCTCTCCGGACCTCGATTCCATGACGGTGAAGGAATTAATCACGTTTGCCAAGGAGCATGGACTTAGTGTCGCGGCAGGTACCCGCCGCAAGGATTTGATTGAGTATCTCAAGAAGTCTCTCAAGCCAGCACAGAGCAGCACAATCGAGGGTGCGACTCCTCCGTTTGAGGGTGAGTCCCTTGTTTCTAGTAGTGAAATTGAGGCAACACTCTAAACCTATGTAGTAAACAGATGGATTCACAGAACTTCCGAAAGCCAACATCCCCCAATTTATTCCCTGGGGTCGATAACCCCAACGTCGCAACAAAGGCTATGAAACGTATGGAAGCGCCTGTAAAGGCAACGTATTCGATTGATGATCCGAGGTATCCTGGCTATGCCTCGATGATGGAGGATGGGCGGCTTGCTACGGACTACAAGAGTCATTGTGCTTCGTATGGAGGTGTACATCCGAGATATGGCAATTCGATTCGCGGGTTTCTCCAACACAATGCCGATGCAATTGCTCAGATATCAAGAAAGAGACAGGCAGACCGTGTTGGTGCTCAGTTCTATATGGCTCATACTGTTCTTGAGCCCCGTATGATTCAGAAGTGTGATGAGTACGAGTGTGTCATTTCGCGGAATAGTGATCGAGATTCGGTTGGTCTGAATCGCTCAGAGCCAGTACCGGAATTATTTGGCACATTCAGTAGTCCTAAATCGACGAAACTGCGTTCAAATACTCCTTTAACGACGAAGTATGAGGGTGGACGCAATACTCCGCATGGGCGTGCTGAATTCTTTTAAAAAACGTATCTAAACCCTTGTATATACATATAGAGAAGGATGCTAGCTCTCGATATTGGAATTAAGCATCTGGCATACTGCGTCGGCAGTAAAACGGATATCTCAGGAACTCCTGTTCAGATTAACCATTGGTCTATGGTAAATCTGACCGATCTGAATGACACTGCGAAGCCAGTCTGTAGCCATGTAGGCTGTGGGAAACCTGTTAAGGCAAAGGCTCCAACTGGTCTCGTCTGTGGTAAGCACATTGCGAAGGGATCTCAGATTTTCGACGAGGCCACTGGGAAGCCCATATCGAAGCAGCCGACGATTGCCCAACTCCAGTCTTTCTTGAGGGCGAAGGGGCTCGATACGAAAGGGCAGCGTACGGCTCTTCTGACCCGAGTGGAGGCCGTGGCGACGATGCCACTTATAAAAAAGAAGAGCGTCATGTCGTTCGCAGACAATACATGTAATCTACACGACGCAATCAGAGGATGGATTGAACGCGATTGGGAACACTTACAGGGAGTCAAGGATGTGTATATTGAGCATCAGCCGGTCTTGAAAAACCCGGTGATGAAGACTGTTCAACTCTTGATTTTTGCGACGCTGCGAGACCGATTCTTAGCGGCAGGGAAGCAGGTAGCTTTCCACTTTGTTCACGCGGGCAAGAAGGTCAAGGGGGCCGCTGTGGGCGATGCGGGTTACAAGGACAGAAAGGCCGGTGGAGAGGCGAGAGTGAAGGAGTATCTGTGCAAGTTCCCCTTAACCAGTGTACAACAGGGTTGGCTTCTCTGGTGGCTACAACAAGTTAAAAAAGATGACTTGGCCGATACACTGTGTATGTTGTTGGATGCTGTGGGTTGAAGGGGGTCTAAATATATAACAGTTTAAATTAAATAGTATGGATATATATACGTATATAATTGAAAATAGTTCAGCAACACATGCTGGAATAGCTAAAATAGTACATCAAGCTTTTAAAAATGAATATCGTGTACATATTATTGGAAAGACGGCAAAGTGGTTTAAAGTTAATAAAGATGGAGAATTATCTTTAATTGATGATATTATACTAAGACAAAGGTTATCGACTGATATTGCAGAGATGGTAATAGAAGCTCGTAAACGTTTAATTAATGAGAAAGATAATGCGTTTGAAATATATAAAAATCGTAAAGATTCACTTAATAATACATTAAATATGTTATTACAAGAGAAACGTAATAGAAATCAAAATATTAATACTGTATATTTTGATGATAGATCAAAAGAAATTGAGTCTAAAATTAAGGAGATAGAGAAAAACCTGTTATTTATTAGATTACCTCATGAATTATTCAGACTAGATGTAATTGATGCTAAATTAATAGAAATAAAAAATATTGAGAATAAGCTCTATAATAGTAGCTTTAAAGATGGAATAATGAAGGCGTTAGCTGAGATGTTTTATGTAGCAGTATAAAATTAATATAAATACAAAAAAAGATGACTTGGCCGATACACTGTGTATGTTGTTGGATGCTGCTGGATTAGCTGCGAAAAAATTGAACGCGCTCAACGGCTAATTCTAGACTATACAATGGCAGAAATTCAGAATAGAGGAACTGGGGCAGGTGGAGCGAATACGAACGTTAATGGCAAATCGTTTGAGCACAAGACGGAGAATGAGTCCCGTCTACTGTTATCTGGATTTGAACGTAATACTATCCCAGGGTGTACATCTAAATATGGATACTATCTTGTTAAAACTGTAAGCCCTACTGAGAGTATCACATATCTCACGCAAGGTGGATTGAAGGCATATTTCGCACACTTCTTTAAGAAGGACATGTGCCGCTCACCAGATGAGGCTTATCTCTTTCGAAATGGAGATACCTATACGCTGAAAATCCTTGAAAAGAAGAACCAGAATACAGAGGGTAGTGTTGATACCAAACTTCTAGCGGGTCCAGGATTTATTGATGAGTACGAATTCCTCCTTGGCGAGACGTTCACTATTCACTACGCATTCTGTATTTCTTCATTCTTGAAAAAGAACTACATTTCCGAGTGTCAAAAAAGCAAGGCACTTCGTCATCATCACGCTAAACACTGTATTACTGTTCTCTTTGGCGACGACGATGATTACTATGAGACACTCGATGCGTGGATTAATTCGTAATCAGTACCTCCGTCGTAACAGCCCCAGGGTTTTTTGCGTTGCATGAACGTCTACATGTGACTTCCTTCGTCTCATACAACGGTGAAGGAAACGCATCGCGTACAAGTTTGACATTGGCATTGCTCATCGTCATTTTCACACCAGCCGCCTTCATCTGACCGCAGAGCTTAAACAAGGTCGAGTGCTTCTCGAGGTCAAATCCATCTGCCGTGTATCCCACAAACGATGTGGCACTCTCTGGAGCATAGGGCGGGTCAAGGTAGACGAAATCGCCCGTGGCCACTTTTGCCAGAGAATCTGTAAACGCACAATGAGTGAATACAACGTCTTTGATTAGCCTCGATACATCTAGGATGTGGTCGTTCGTTGGAATAGACAGATTTTTCGCACCGCCGAATGGAATATTGAACCCATTCGGCCCCTCGCGATATAGACCATGGAATCCAGTTTTGTTCATAAAGAGTACCATGGCTGAGCCACGAGTGGAGACCTTCTCATCGGCTGACAGTGAATTGAAGAGCGAACGCGTCCAATAATAATAGGACTCTCGAGAAGTCTTCGATTCCTCCACTGTCGTCGGCTTCTTATTCCCTTTTAGAGTCGCAATTGGTGTATACTCATCTGCGAGCTTTTTCAGCTCATCAACAATACCCTGTGGGTTTGCCTGGACATTCTTATAGAGACCGATTAGGTTCCGGTTCAAATCGCTGGCATATATGGTACCATTGACTTTAATTGTACCAGATGCCTTCTTATAGAGGAGAGTAAGAAGCACACTACCACCCCCAAGAAATGGCTCATGATAATTCACCATTTCATTCGGAAACAGTGCGAATACATCGTCGATAATCTGGCTCTTGCCGCCTGCCCACTTCATAAGAGGTTTTACATGCTTTAGAGGTGCCAGAATAGGGGTAGGTGTAACAGTGGGTACGAGTTTGGCGAGCTCCTCCTTAACTCTGGCTTCAATACGTTCAGTGACGGCAGGATCCTTTTTACAAGGGCGTACCCTACTAGTGTGAGAATCAAAATGGGACTTTTGAGTGAATTGCTTATCACATGTTGAGCAGGTATACGATGGCATGTTCTACTTGTACCGCAATAAAAATGGATCTAACTAGTCAATTTTTTAACGAAATAGGTGGACAGTGATCCGGGGGGGTGTCTAACTCCGCCTGGGATATGGGCTCAGATTCAGATAGAACGGTGGCTTGCCAGGCAAGGGGTCACTATCGGGTGTCTCGTAGAATCCGAATTTTTTGTACCAGTCTACGAGCGCAAAGGAATCAGGGAACAGATGAATACCCCTGTGGGCATCGCGACTCTTCGTAACCAGATACTGTAGCAAGGTGGACCCATGCCCCTGGCCTCGAAGGGTCTCATCGACCGCAAGATAGTCGATATACAGATTGTTGCCAGTCTTCTCGTGAAACGTACAGAGTGTGAAGCCGGCCAATGCGCCATTGGATAGAAAGAGTCCGTAACTGTTTTCTTGGGAACGGGAATCCCACGAGTCATCAAAATCACTCGTGGGATGCTCGATTAAATCAAAGGAGTAAATAAAGATTCGTGTGGCATCTTCATAGTCGCTCTCTGTAAGTTGGCGAATGGTTGTCATGGTTGCCTAGAAAACACTGCGCATGACCAGTTCAATTTTTCACTGTGTTTAGTCTAATTTTTTGATATACTTTATTTTCATGTTTGTAATAAATGCTTTTCCTATTTTGTTATTCTTTTCTATAGTTTTTTTACCAGTCGTTATATCTTTAAATCCGTAGTAATACGAATATGCATCGGCCCATTCTGTAGGATTCATAGGTGCTTTGAATATATCTCTTGGTATATATATATGATCAGACAGTAAATATACATACTTTGTTCCTAGAAGTACTGGATACGAAACACTATTTAATCCTATAGCAGAATAATATGCTTCAATTTCATCTTCCAACTTAAATTCATAGATTTCTTTACCTACAAATATACACTTGGTTTCATCTAGTTGAAGTAGAACCGTGTTACCGATAGTATACTTTCCACAATCAAACCCACTTACAATAGCAAGCTTACATGGGCTCTCTCCTGGATAGACTTTTTTCACTGTGAGTTTTTTAACAAGTTGGTCATAGTTTCTATGCTCATCGTAGTCATCAGTTCCGTTATCAATACGATCACCCTTATAAATTTCTACAGTATTGTTTGAAACTGTGACTTTGAAGGGTTTGTTACCATTATCATTAATACGATATGATTTTACACCTTTCTTTACTTTACGTGTGTTTGTAGTAGTCGGAGATACATTTTTACCAAGATATTTAACCCATTTGTATACCCCATTTTTATCGGATTTTGATATATACATACCATCTTTCCCCTTTTTTATAGTATTTTTACATTGATTCGCACTAAATGGTGGTGATTTCCGTGTCTGGTATTTTTGAGTGTTGATTTCTACACACGGCATTCTAAAAATACTAGATAAAAAATATAAAGGCGACATTTTGGTGTCCCTTGGCTTTTTGGTGTCCCTTGGGGTTTTGTCACCATTGGGTTTTTGGTGTCCCTTGGGGTTTTAACACCATTGGGTTTTTGACGCACTTTTTTCTAAAAAGTGCAGCGCGTTTAAAAGGACCCTTAAAAAACACTCTAGGAACGGAGAAGCATGGACATCAGTATACAGGACCTACACTCGGCGGCATCGGAGATGGGTTCAATGGGTCCCCCGATCAATATTTCCTCCGAGATTGGAAATGTCATTGAAATCACGGACTTGAACGATGACCTAGGGCTCAACTTACTGGCAAATCAGAGCAGAACTCGTACGGATGCCCCATCGCAGCAGCCTCCGAGTTTCGGTTCATCGCCTATCCGGCTGTCTGTTCCCGACGAACAACTTAAGCCGATTCAGTTCGACACCCTCGAGCCCATAGAATTGAACTCGTTCAGTACAGGAGGGCACAGTAACTCATCCGGCCCGACATTGATGTCTGACGTCAGTGTAAGCAAAGAAGTAAGCCCCTATGACAACTATCAGTCTTCTAGTGCTGGGCCTAGTATCTCATTAACGCCGGCACCTCCTCGCGACTTAGAGAAGGAGAAGATCGAGAAGATCGAGTACTTGAACAAGCTTCAGCGTCTTGAGACGAAGGGGTTCCCCATCAGCAAGCGGTTCACCATGGACAACTCACTCGAGGAGATTAAGCAGGAATACACGAGACTCGTGGATGCCCGTAATCTCGAGAGCAGTCTTCGTTTCCAGCGCCAGATGCTGATGGGTGCCATCACTGGTCTCGAGTGGATGAACAACAAGTTCGATCCTTTCGATATAAAACTCGAGGGATGGTCTGAGTCTGTCCACACGAATGTGGAGGATTTCGACGAGATTTTCGAAGAGTTGTATGACAAGTACAAGGAGCGCGGCAAGATGCCGCCTGAGATGCGTCTCATGATGGCCGTCGCGGGTAGTGGATTCATGTGCCACGTCTCGAATTCGTTCTTTAGACAGAAGATGCCGACGATGGACGATGTTTTACGCAGCAACCCGATGCTCGCAAAGCAGATGGCACAGGCGGCGGCGTCCCAGGCGGGTCCTGGGTTTGGAAACTTCATGGGGATGGCGATGGGAATGCCCCCGCAACAGCAACAGTCTATGATGCAGGGGGGGCAACAGATGGACCCTACGATGTCTCAGGGGATGGGGGCCTTCGGGAACAGTTCACGGTCGGCACCCAATCCGAGTTTACAAGCACAGGCTCAGGCACAGCCACAGCAGCCAAAGCGCCGAGACATGCAGGGGCCTTCTGGGGTGGACGATATCCTGAAGACCTTTGAGGAGGTCCGCCGTGCCGAGATGGAGTCCATTGGTCGCGCACCCCCGCCGTCGAATAACTTTGTACAGCAGGAAAAGCAGCCGGCCCTCGTCGCTGTTTCGGAACTCCAGAGTGTAGCGAGTGAGGACTTCGGAAGCCAGGCGGAGTCGACGAGAACTGGTGGAGGCCGTCGCAGAGGCCGCCGCGCACCTGTAGGCAACATGGTTTCCTTGGACGTCTAATATGATTTGTTTATAATAGTATATATTTATAGAATGGAATCTATAAATATAATGCAAAAATCCATTGGAACATCAATGCTACTTAGATTATTCCCATCGGAAAAAGAATCAGCATATGCTCATATTTTTAAAAGTACATTTCTAAAATTTCCCATGGCGGATATACGAGGCTTGGAGAATTTTAATCACGTTGTACGTCTTTCAAAGGAGCCATATCCAAAAGATGATAGGCCACGGGGCCAGGAGGATTTGGACTCAGTACAGTATCATAGACGCACAATACGGAAAAATGGTAGCACAGAGCCGATATGGATTGCGTTGAAAGCTGGAAAGTATATATTATTGGATGGCGCTCATCGGTTGGTGTCGACACATTTAGAAAATAAAAGAGTAATACCGGCTTTTATTGTTAGCGTTTAATAACTCCATGCGAGCATATAGCCAGGCTTTTCTGCTAGATATTCGAGTGCGGCCTTGAACTCATTGTGATCATCCTCTGTCCAGATGCTATTGTCAATGAAACTCTGTACTGTTGTCCAGGAAGGAAAGAAGTGAAGGAATGATTCGGGATCCATTGTGTCGTTTGTTGTATCAAAGGACGCAATGTAGGCATGGAAGTGGCTGCCACGAGCTTGACACCACTTACGGAAACTCTCTGGGATTGTATATGTATTGATATCAATATACTGTTTAGTAAGGGTGTGACGTCTCCATACATAGGGTTTACCGGTAGAAGAACATATATCAAAGTGAAGCTTAATTGTCATATCAAACCCCATTTGCCTGTGTATACTATACTAGGGCAAACGTGTATATCAATTTTTTAGGGACTTGGCACACTTAGATACCCTTAGATTTTTGGCACGCTTTAATGCTTCGCTAATAAAAAGCGTATTTTTGGCACGCTTTTTTATAAAAAGCGTAGTTTATCAAGAACCTTGGAATACTGAGCATGCTTTTTAGCACCAAGATCACCTTCTAGAGCGACAGGTTCTTTCTTCATTTTGGCAGCCTTGTCCTGTAGGCTCTTCAGAATAGCCTGCTCTTCCATTGTAAGAGCATACTTGTCGCCTTCCGTTGGCACTTTACTACCAGGATTACCCTTGCCGAATAGATACAGACTACTATTTTCATTGAACAAATACCCAATACACAAGATTACCAAGAGCGAAATCCAGAGGGCAGTGACAATATTACGCGTTGCGAGAAAGAAAATCACAAAGATTACTAAACGCCGAAACCACGGTGTATTCAAGTACTGTTCTTGCCCTTTTGTTATTTCCATCGGCAAGAAACGACCACCAATGTTAATTAGAAAAATGGCAGCAGCAAGCGTATAGGGAGATGAGGCGAATTTTGTGATTGATTCTTCAAATGGCCCTGAAGGGGCTGCCATGGCAGGTGGGGGACCTCCAAAGCTCATCTATACGCTTTTTACAAAAAAGCGTGCCAAGAATGCGCTTTTTTACGCTTTTTATAAAAAAGCGTGCCAAAAATCTAAGTGTGCCAAAAATCTAAGGGTATCAAGAATACGCTTTTTACAAAAACGAATGCGGTGCTGGAAAAAAGCCCTTACACTCCCTTGCCAACCTGCATCATATTAGCAATATACAAGGTTGTTGCGAGTGCCGTCAAGATTCCAACACGAGGACACCATTCCGCCCCCAGCCAAACAATAATCAAGAGAGACGCTCTCCATATAGGGGATTCCCAAAGAGCAACCATCGTGGCAGGGTATGGTGTCCGGAGAGAAAGTCCTTCAAAGACTATCCATCCTAGAAGGGATAGTATTATAATGATACGTAGTGTTGCATCAACTATACCCGAAGGTTCCATCTTTCTTACTTTAGGGGTCTCTTATTTATAAGAACTGCCATCGGAAGAACCAGCCTGTGTTGACATAGAACTCGAAGAACTCGTACGGCTATCTTCATCTATCCCATAGGCCCTTTCTATACGATCCGACGAAATGGCAATGGGTCTTTCACCAAGAACTTTTTCCACAAACCACCGCTTTGCTGTTGGAACAATCTCCGTTGTCAAATCATTCATAAATCCCTCTTCACTATCGGCAACCTGTAATCTGGCGAAAAAAATCAGGGCGACAACGGCCGCCAAGAGACCAGTGGCCCAATCTAGATTATAGGCAATAAAGAGGGGCGCAAGAAAAAACACTGATTGCCCGATGTAATTGTCGAGGAATTCAAATGACTTCCGGGATGCTGATTCTGCGAAAGCACCAGCGACAAGAAGTGCTGCCACGCCGAGAACCGTAGCTGGAAAGCGAAGGATGTGCTGTATATTGTGTATCCACCCTTGAATGCTTTTGTCCATTGGCATGTCATTTGTCATAGCAGGTATTGTAGGTTTAGCAGCAATAGGAAGACTAGGAGCCTTAGGCATTCTGTTAATGGGATATAAAAGTATACAAAAGACATTGCTACATGCTAGAAGGGGGATGGAGTTCGCATCCTTGGAGGATGCTTATGGAGAAATTCCTAAAAATAAGAAAGGCAGACGTAGGGCTGAAGGCTTTCAAGCATACGACTTACCGCCAACAGACCCAGATCGCCCGGCTGTAAAACGTATGTTAGAAGTACCTCCTGTCAATCAACCACAACCAAATGACCCTGAAAACATGAACGATTTTATGGACCAGAGTACGCAATTTCAACAGAGAGCCACAGTAAACAATTCGCTGCCGAGCCCACGCACCATAGAACGAAAGGCGTCTGCCCCAACGAGTTTCTTTGGTGCCGAGCCCTTTACGAATCCGAGCGAGGACTCGATGGCACCGTTTAGCGGTCGTTCTACGAATCCCAACAGTTATATGTTGGAATCTGATTTTACAAAATCATTCGATCAACCTGGATACGGAAAGTCAAGTGGTGTCCCTGTTCCAACTCCTGAACTCCGGCAGCGTTGGAAGCCCCTATCTGTAGACCGTGTTGATACGGCATTTACATCTGGCAAGGAACGAAGCTCGCAGTTTACGGGATTAGACACTAGTGATTTCACCGCTATGAAATTGAAGCTCGATACTCTTATGGCTCGATTGGATGACCTGGAATTCAGGGCAGGTGGTACAAACCCGCAGATGGAAATGCTTTCCTTTATAATGACAGGGTTATTCTTAATGTTTATTCTCGATGTTGCTGTTCGCAAAGTCAGTAGGGTATAACGTGACGCTAGTATCCTGTACTGGTTTGATAAGCTCTTTCATATAATAATTCTTATAGGCATAGTGAATCCTCATTACAAGAGCAATTAAATCCAGGGCGAAAATCGGCCCGTAATTGAGAATCAAGGGCATATCACGTGTTAGCAGTGAATATGAGAAAGCGAACGATGTACCAATAAATATAATGACCTTTTCGGGTACATTGTATATATTGGAATTCTTATTCTTATAATTCGCATACAATTCTGGAATATAGCACCCAATATACAATATTGATGCTATATTCATTAAATATCCATGCTCGGATTCCATTTATTAGATAGACCGAATAAACTCCCATTGTAAATCCTTACAGATTTTTTCCCAGATTTTGTCCTGGGCGTAGAGCTTATCGCGATTTTTCAGTAGAGGGAAACAATGAAGAAAACTATCCAATTCAAGGAGTTCACATAACTTATACAGAACGTACGAATACGACAAGAAATTTGATCTGTCTGCTGGGCAATGCTTCTGAAACGACGGCTGAATCTCCTTGAACAAGTAGCGCAACTTTTCCTCCATCTCACGGTCCATCACTGGTGCCGTATGCCCATTAAGGCGACTCAGAATATGTGGCACGTGTTCATAGAAAGAATTGTACTTGAGTTTCTTGAGAATCTCACGTATCTTACTACGATTAAGCGACGACGGCAAAATGCGCTCTTTCAATATTTGTGCCTGAATGGTTTCGAAAACTTCTTCGGGGATTTCTGTGCTTTCCTTTGCCTGGAACTGTGCGAGCCACTCATTAAAGTGATTGATGCGTTTATAGGCATAATACGATACCTCGCGAGGAGGGTCCTTGTAACTCGGCTTGTCGCTGTCCATAAGAATGAGTTTATGAAATCCGCACTCAGGGCATGACACGGTTGCGTCATTGACTGACACTTTCATATCTTCTCCGCAGGCATCGCATACAAACGACGAGTCGTTCGAGTTGATGGAGGGGCGATTGTACATGGGGTCCATACGCTGGAGGTATTGGTCTAAGAGAGCATCACGACGGAGAGTGTCGCCTCCAGATGTATGGTTAGTATACGACGAACTTACGATAGGTGCCTTACATCCACTGATATCCTGCCTTGACGCATTTTCGAGGGCTTCAAATACACTTCCTGGCCTGGCCCGGTCTGCCACGGAAATCACATTGTCAGCCCCGCGATGAATGCGTTCTTGAATATCGTAATATTGAAACAAAAGGTCGCCTGTATCGAGAAAATAGTCATACAGCGCATTTGTGTTATCGGTGGACGCAATCTTTCCTTTTAATGCTTTGAGCTCTTGCTCTATGCGATACCGTTCAATGTCGTCGGTCTCCACTTGAAACTCTGAGAGCAGTGTGTTGTACTGGGAAGTCCAATCTGCGACTTGCTCACCGATGTCCTTTGCCTTTGTTAAGTAATGTTGGTGTACGGTATCGAGGGTTGTTCTTGCTTCAGGATTCGACCGTTTCGAAGGACGAATCTTGAAGAATGGATCCGTCATTGTGTCTAATAGTAGACCCATGTGGATTTTTAAATGCGCATTTTATCTAACTAGGCAAATAATTGAAGTAAAATCATTGTGGACTCTAACAATTGAAAGAGGCAATGTTGAAGAAAAGGCGCAAGCGACTGTCAAGGCAGGTTATAAGTATGAGATATGGGTATACAATGAGAAGAAAATAAAGGTAGAAACAAAAGTGTATTAAAATCTCAGTATAAATTGAAAGCCTCCGGCAAAGATGGATCGTTTGGCGATTCCAGATTTTTGAGTTCTGGTCTAAACGCGAATTTTTACATTTTTCGCCAAATTTTTTTTCTAAACCTGAGGTATAACATATCATGACAGGCGGGGGTTTGATGCAACTTGTTGCCTATGGTGCTCAGGACGTATATCTCACGGGAAATCCCCAGATTACCTTCTTTAAGGTGGTCTACCGCCGCCACACGAACTTCGCGATGGAGTCCATCGAGAACCCGTTCAACGGCAGCCCTGGCTTCGGCCGCAAGGTCACGTGCACGATCCAGCGCAACGGCGACTTGA